GAACAAAATGCTAACGGATATATTCAACAGTTGTTATCTCTTAATGAAGTTGACCTTGGAAACTTGGGGCAGAAAGGGGTCGCAGGTGCTCTCCGCAATGCGACAGGTTCTAATTACGTCGATCGCCAATCTACAATTCAGCTTCATCCTCATTTTGATCGTATTGCTACTTGTCTTGGTCGTCTCCTCGGTTCTCTTTTTAAGTTGTGTCGGGAGCGTATGCCAGAGAGTCTTGTCTTTCGTGTCACTGGCGAGGATGGCAAACCGATTTTCGGGAAGGTAACTCCCGAGGACATCAAGGGCGACTACGATTTCGATATTTCAATCGACATCCTTTCGACAAGTGAAGCAGAAAACCAACAACGAGCAAGTTTGATGCTTCAAACTTTGATGAACCCAACTTTCATGCAGACAGGTATTGTCACTCCTGACAATTTCTACAATCTCTTGAAAGAATTTTTAATCAGACATCGCGTGAAACGTCCAGATATGTTCATTACGAAACCACAACAGTACCAAGGGCCACGAATGACCCCAATGGACCGAGTGTTTAAGATAATGATGAATATGTACAACGATCCAAAGATCGAAACTACAGTTCGACTGGACGAGGATCATAAGGCAGCACTTGAGTTCCTACAAAATTTTGAGGACTCAGACTCGTTCGGGTACTTACAGAACCCGCAACAGGTCGCCGCGTTCCAAGCGTTGAAGCAAGCTCATCAGCAAATGCTTTCCGCACAAAACGCGCCAGGGCTACGAAACAACACTGGAACTCAATTCAGCAATCAAGGAGGACTGCCAGCGATGCCCACGGATGGGTCTATTCCTAACCCCGCCGACGGACAACAAGGTCCTCTAGGCGCACCACAAGGAGAGGCGAATGGGCCTGTTTTCTAAAAAGAAAGAAGTTGAAGTAAAAGAAGAACCCAAGGTCGAGCAAGTTGTGTTCGACCATAAGGCTTTGAGAGCCGAGTTCACTGAGCTTTCAAAAGATTTGTACCAAGGTCGCCACGATCCTGGTTTTGTCAGACTTTGGAAAGCCATGCACGTGTGGAGAGACATAAAAATGATCGAAGGTGCAAACTTGCACTACACGACCGACGAAAAAACGATCGCTTTTAACAAGGGTGTCGTTGCGGGCATGACATATTTTATGAACACACTTGACCATCAGATGAAACTTTCTCTTGCAAGTGAACAAAAAGGCGAAGTAAAAAAGAATACTAAGAAAAAATTTTGGTCCAGCACTTCCGCTGGATCAGTTGTCTAAAGGAGGACACAATGAAAGGTAAAAAAGCATCTGCAAAAAAGTCTACGAAGAAAGCCACAGCAAAAAAGGGCGCAATGAAAGGCGCAAAGAAGTGCTAAGGTAGTTGTCCGAATTGGTTTCCTTTTCGGACAATTTTTTCTGTTTTTCTCTTTGTTGGTAAGGGTTTAAGCAGAAAAGTGCAATCATCGTAGGCAGTACAACAAAAATTTCTGTTGCAATGAGGCAACGAAATACAACATACTCAAGGAGGAAGCCCATGCAAGTGGAGCCAACTAAAGGCGGTCAGCCTGGCGGTAGCAATGCCCCGAACGACACCGACGAGATCGAAACAAACGAGTCGTCAACACCAAGCGATCCTTACGCTGAAAAATTTGAGCGTTTGGAACGAACCTTAAATACGGTAGTGGGCAGTTTGCAATCGCAAGCCCAACGGTTTAACGAGTTTCAAACTCAACTAACCGCGCCAAAAAAACCTCAACGTAGCAAAGAAGAACTCTCTGAGCTTTACGAACAAGACCCATTGAGAGCTACGACGGAAGTTGTGAGCGATTTGCTCGACCAAAAATTGTCGAAGCATTCGAGCCAAATGACCGCCGAAACTCAAAAAATGCAATGGGACACGAAAGCAAAGTCAGAATTTCCAGTCAGCGACCAAAAGTTCATGGATGAAATGAACGTGGTTTGGCGGGAAATGGCCGAGGACGGATACGACCTACAACACCCAAAAGCTCTTTATCGTTGCGCGAAAGAAACTGCGACGCGAGTTGGGATCAAAAAATCTCAAACGAAAGAGAAACAAGGTGAACAAGTAGACGCCGAGGCTCCGAGCGGTAGCGGAAAAGCACCGAGTACAAAAACGACTGTTCGAGATGATGACCCTCGTGTGGCATTTTACAAAATGCGCCCAGGAGTCACACCGAAAAAGATCGAGGAGTACAAAAAGGAACTGGCAGAGAGAGACAAAGCTAAAAAGGGAGGTAGATAATGGCTGAACAACAAAAAAATTATTCACGAACTACGAGCGGCGGGAGTTTCACAACTCACAGACCTGTGGACAACTCGGACCCAGGATTTGCAATACCAGGCAAGAGATTGCGATGGTTGAGCGGCGGCGTAGAGGATCGCAGAGTAGGTAGAATTTGGGAGTCAGTGAAAGTTTCGTCACTACCTCAAGAACTACAGAACTATCTTAAAGAGAAGTTCGCTCGCGCAATCCAAAACGATACAGTTCGTCGAGGCGATCTCACTCTTTCATGGGCTTCGGTTGAGGCGTGTGAGGATGAGAGAAAAAAATTGAAAGAACAACTCGCTATCACCAACTCTGCACTCAATAAAAAGAGAGCGGCGAAACAAAACGGTGACATCGAGACAAACACAGAACTTGAAAAACGATTTGGATAAAAGCTAAGATTAAAACAATCAAGGAGGAGCACAATGCCAAACATCAATGATGCTCGTGGATTTCGCGCCATTAAGGATGGCACAATCGAATATCACACGAAGCAGTACGCCAAAGACCCTGCTGTCGATATTTTTATGGGTGACTTAGTTACTCTTAAAAAAATCGGCGGTAAAAAAGTCGTTTCACTTTTCGTAGCAGGAGACGGCAAAGCCCTTGGCGTTGCTTCTCACACAGTTTTAGCTACTGACAAAGTGAACGATAAGATCAACGTGTATGACGATCCTAGTTACTCTTTCCGAGTACAGATCGACGCACTAGCTGACGGACAAGAGTTCTTGAACGCAGACATCGCGGCCCCTGTTGCAAAGACTGGTGCAGCTTTGTTGCTCAAGCATTCAAATATGTCTCTTGACAGTGCTACACTAGCCGCGACCGCTGCGCTTCCGTTGAAAGTTTTGGGACTCGCAAAGTCACAAGACCAAGACAAGAACGAACACGGCGCACACGCTGACGTAGTAGTTAAGATCAACAACCACATCCTTGGCTCCGGTGACGGCTCCACAGGCATTGCATAATAGGAGGAGAAAATTATGTATATGTTAAGACGTGAACAGTTTAAAGATTTCTTCTTTGAGACTGCATTGCCAGCACTTGATAAAGTCATCAGTGACTCTCAAGAAGAATTTCCAATGGAGCACGAGACTCTTTTCAATATCCGCAACACAAAGCGTGAGATTGTACAAGACTCTCAAGTGACAGGTATGCCTTCTTTCGGTGTAGTAGCCGAAGGCGAAGAATACCCAATCGACGGTGGAGTTCAAGGTTACAACAAAACCTACCGCATCCAAAAATACGGATCGCTTTGCGCGATGACGTATGAGTGGATGGAGGACGGTAACATCGAGCAATACTACAAACGTGCAGAACAAATGGGTCGCTCTATGCGCGAAACCATCAAAATTTCTGCCGCGTCAGTATTGAATGATGCTTTCGCCTCCGCAGGTCCCGATGGTCAACCGCTTATTTCAAGCGCACACCCATTGGCGTACCCAGGTGCAGGAACAACTTCAAACACGCTAGTTACTCCTGCGGATATGTCACTTTCTTCAATCCAAGACCTTGTTACAGTTATGAGAAAAACTCGTGACAATTCTGGTAAGAAAGTTCTTGTCCGTCCTGAGTTCCTAGTTGTAGCCCCAGAACTTGAGTTCTTGGCTCACGAACTCCTCGAGAGTGAAATGAAGCCACAAGCAGGTCTTGGCGGCGGTCTCACAGAAGAAAACATGGTGAACGCGCTTCGCGGTCGCTACGGTTTGAAACCTGTGGTCATGGACTACCTCGTCGATCCAGATGCATTTTTCTTGATGGCTAAAAAAGGCTCTCACGAGATCAACTGGATTTGGAGAGAACAACCAAACACTGACGCTGACTACGAGTTTAAATCAGACGTTGCTCTGTACAAAATTCGCGCTCGTTGGGATGTTGGTTTCTCCGATTTCCGAGGTATCGCAGGTTCTCCTGGTATCTAATAAAAGAACGACACAATCAGGGGCTTCGGCCCCTGATTGCCGAGGGAGAGATTTTTCTCCTTCGTTGCTTGCTTAATTAAAAACCCAGGAGTGAATATGCTTAAGTTTTTGGTTTTATTCGCTGCTTTGCTTTGCCACTCTTGTCATGCTTATGCAGCACCCACACAAACAACACATTACAATCTTTGGAAACCCGCCGATGGTGACAACCAATGGGGCGAGTTGATCCGAGACAATTTCGACACAATCGACTCGCAAATGTTTTTGACTGCGGACGGATTGGCGACTCACATTTCTACACTTACGAATGCACACCCCGCGACAGCTATTTCGACAAATGGCGGCCCGAACGTGTGTCAGACATTTTTTACCGTTGAGGCGTTTCTCGATTGTTTAGACAATGCTCTTTACGGAAACCTCGGTGGAACTTCAATTATGACTTTGGCAGACAACCAGACGGTTGTGAGCACAAAAACTTTTGTGCCTGTTCAAGTTTTTAGTACCGCCCCGAGATTTACTTCGATCACAAATTCAATATTGACAACAGACGCCTCGGGCAACGTCCAAGGTTCTTTGTTTTCAAGCCTCACCCCGCTCACTACAAAGGGTGATCTACTTATCCGAGATGCGACAACGGTTACTCGTTTCCCCGCTGGGCCTGACGGAACTTTTCTTGTCGCTGACTCAGGAACGACGACAGGTCTTGCTTACAAAGAAGCCCCGATCAAATGGCAGAAAATTTCTGTCACATATCAGACATTTTCTGCGGCAGCGACATCGAACAACTCAACAATCATAACTTTACCTGCGGGTACTGTGGTTGAGGGCGTTGTGGTAAAACACAACCAAGCGTTCACAGGCGGTTCGATCTCGGCATACACTCTTGAAGTTGGGTACGGACTTACGACAACAAGACTTGCACCTTCGACAAGTGTTTTTGGCGCACCAAGCGGCTCAACTTCTCTTGCATCGAATGTTCTTGATGTTCCTGATTTCGACAACCCAACTCAAATCATCGTGACCGCGAGAAGTTTAGGTGCAAACCTAAACGCTGCGACTCAGGGAGTAGCAGACATCTACATCAAAACAGGGGACTTGCCGTGAGTAGAATCGTAAGCGCGATACAGACAGCACTTGGACCTTTGGATAATTTGTCACTTTTTAAAAGCGGCACTGCACAGTTCGTGGATACTCCTGCGGGAAGCTCCACGATCTTTTCGTACACTCCAACACCGACAGGTGCTTTCTTACCTCCTGCGAGCCGATTGGGTTCTTCATTCACACCTGCGGCAGCGGCAAATTTAAGTTCTGTCGAGTCGCGCTTTGATAACGCATTTTCAAACAACGGAGTGTTGACCGCGTATCTTTATCAGATCAATGCGGGCAACATCCCTGCTTCAACTCTGATCGCTACTTCGACAAACACAGTAAGTTTCACTTCGGGTGGAAACCCAGGTGGAGTTTTCTTTCCTGCAATTTTCAACTTCGCAAGCATTCCACTAACCGCAGGGGTCGAGTACGCAGTTATCTATGGGACTACTGCAAGCGTTTTCTATGGTCGCGGAACAGACCAAGCAAATACGAGAGTTTTCACATCCACAAACACAGGCGCAAGTTTCGCGGTCGGCTCTGCACAAGAGACAAACTGGATGATCGTCAACGTCAGCACACCTGCGGTTACAAATTTGGTGACAAGTGCCGAGCATTTTTTGGCGGTGCGAAACCTACCTCGTGCGTACCACAGGATCGCCCCAATGACACAAAATATGTCAGCGGACGGACAAATTTTGTGGGTTGAAATCAATCGAAACGCTAACGCAAATACAACATTGACAGTGAACCTCGGCACGATAACATCTTTTGTTCCGAACAGAAACCGAGTCATTATCGCTCGCAGAGAAGGCGGCCAGATTTATTACGGCCTCCAAGACCTGACGCGAATTGCCTCGAATGCGACTGTAAACTTTTAATTTGGAGGACTGATGTCACAACAACATTTACAAGCAGATTTACTCACACTTACACCGCAAGTTTCTGTTCCAACACTTCCCGCTGGGCAAGTAGCTTTTGGCCCCGAGGGTTTAGTGTACGGAACTACAGGCGGCAATAAACAACTCCAAGGACAATCGAACGTAAAATTGATTGTCCCTGTTGGCGCATCAGTGACAAGAACAGGCGGCGCGATCGTAATAAACGGCGGCCCTTTGGTTCTCACATTTCCAAAACAAACAGGATTTTTTAACACGATCGGGGTGCAGACAAGCCCTTCGATGGCCGACGGACAAGCGGCCTACGTTCTTATAAACAGAGCGGCAATCGCTTCAAATCCTTTGACGATCCAAGTAGGTAATATTGCTACCCTACCTGCAAGCGACGATCTTTACATCTTAGCGGTGAGAAACTCTGGCGTGATCTATTTCGGTCCAGAACTCGAAAGCAGACTTGCAAACTCAAACGACAGCACTGTTGACTCCTTCTTAGGTCCTTTGATCGTAAATGAAGCGACAGCATCCTCGTACTTTCCAAACCTTAAAAATGGTTTGGTTTATTTCGACACAACACTTGGAAAATATCGCATCTACTCGACAACACTTGCTGCGTGGGGCGACCTTGGAAGCTCGTCAAATGACGACGTTGCCTACCTAAAAACTGGGTCAGCGACTTTCGCCGCAAGCGGAGTTATGTCTGGACCTGTGTACACTGACATCTCTGCAAACTCTGGAAACGGTTCTGCCTTCGCGGGCTTTAACCAAACGGATTTTGTAGGGCAGTCTTTCATCCCAAATTCAAACCTTGCGATCACTCAAATCCAAACCCACATCAGAAAATCTGGAAACCCAGATGCAAACGTGGTCATGGAAATTTATGAGTGGAGTCCAACAGGCGGTGTGCCAAATGCCACAGGCGGTACTCGCGGCCTTACTCCGATTGCAACATCAAACCCTGTTGCCGCATCGGGTGTTACAACTTCGACGACAACTCTGACTCCATTTGTGTTTCCTACACCTCCGCTCGTTATTCCTTCAAAACAATACGTGTTCTTGATGAGAATACAAAACGTAGTTGTTTATGATGTTTCAAACAGACTTTTTGTGAACTACGCGGGTGTGGACAACTACGCAAACGGATCATTCACTCAAGGGGCAACAGGAAACGTATCTCTTGGAGGCGTTGCCGCAGATATGAATTTCCTTGTCGAAGGACAAGCGTCTACAGTCCCAGGGCTTACTCTGTCGGCGAACACGTTTATACAAGTAGCGAATTTGCCTTCGAGCTACCACACGATCCTTGCACAACAAATTCCTTTCACATCTGACGACCAAGTAGCGTACATCTCGATCGACAGATCAGAGAACACGCCAACAAACCGCTCGGTGTTTGTTGAGGACTTGTCTCTGTTTGCACAAGACGGAAACAAAATCATCATCGCTCGTCGCGTGAACGGAAAAGCGTACATGGGCATTTTCGATACCACACAGATCGCCGACGGCCAGACAGTGAGCTTCGATGCACCATCGGGTGCAGTTAAGCAATTTGTCGAGAGCGCGATGGTTCCGAGTTTTTCTGGATCACACACAACATATACTACGGCCCCAGGTCTTGAAGTTACGATTGTCTCTACAGGACGACCGATCTCAGTACAGCTTGAAGGCGACTCAGGGGTTTCAAACGACGCATCTTACGTCAGCGTGAACTACAACGCGGGCACTGTTTGGATTGCGTTCTTGCTCGACAACACGACTCTTTACCCACAGACTATTGGAACTGGCGGCCTTAGCGGTACGTCGAACCTTTGGTCCCCTCCTTCTGCGTTTAGAAAGACTCTCAACCTACCTGCGGGTACTTACAATTTGAAAGTCCAAACTAAACAATCGGGCGGCACAGGCGCACACGGCTTGTTCCGAACAAAACTTACAGCGTATGAATTGGCTTAAGGAGAAAACATGAAACTGACTTTCGATAAATTCGTAGCTTGGTTGTTGTTCGCTTTTTTGACTGCATTCGGCTACATATTTTTCAATATGTGGCAAAGCGTTGATAGGTTGAACATAAATATCGCAGTTATTGTTGACCAAGTACAAAGACACGATAAACTTTTTGACGCTCACGAAACAAGACTTCGGGAGCTTGAAAAACAACGACAAACCAAGGAGTAAGGTATGGAAGAAAAAGCAGTATCAGTAGCCGTAGATGTAACGGACGCAGTTCTTACAGCTTCAATCAAAGCTGATTTTGTTCAAGTTCTTCGCGATCTCGCTAAGAAATCTGACAACACTATCGACGATAGTCTTGTTGAGATGGTAGCTTTGGCCGCTAAGAATTTAGATTGGAAAGGCTACGCCAAGGGCATCCTTTAATGGGTATTCTCCAATCAATACTCGGACTGTTTTTTTCCAAACTCGCCGACCGAATAGTCAGCGAAGTTGGAAAGCGTTTCGATATTTATTTGGAGAAAAAACACGGCGTAGAGCAAGTTCGCGGTGAGGCTAAAACTTTAGTGGAGGAGTGGGAAAATGCAAAGGGAGAATCTGAGAGAGAGGCTATTATTCGCAAGTTCAGTCAATTTGCTGATATGTCTCGCATCACTCTTAAGTAGTGTGATCGGGTGCTCGACAATGCGTCCCGCCCCAAAACCAAGTTTTTGTCTCACCGATGTTGAACGCCAAACTGCCGATTGTACGAACGCTTACGGCACGAGTTTCGACGTGAAATTCACAGACAAAGGTTCGGGTAAGAAGGGCGAAAAAGGCTTCGACAAAATGGTCTGCATCCCAGGAGATCAATTCGTTGACAGTGTGTCTTGGGTGCGAGAGCTTTTAATAAACCTGACAAAAGGTGTACAATAAGACTAAACTTCTGGGGGGACAAATGGCAAATAAACGACCACAAATTTTTTCAGTAACAGGCCCAGGCCCTGTCCATGATGGGACAGCAAACAACCCTATTCCACGACTTGTTTCTTCGTTCACACTGTTCGGACCAGGCCGTTTGTCTGACCCAGACTCAGGCGAGTCGGTGCAAATCGACGGAGCAATTTCTTTTGGAAACAACGAGGTTCGCGGGTCAGAACTTTATTATGACCTGACACAAGTCCACATCGGCAACGGTACGATGAAACTTTTGATCGACGGCGAAGCTAAAGCAGGAGGCCAATAATGCAAACGGTATCATTTTCTGGCGGCGGTGGAGGCGGCGGTCAAACGTCAGCATCATCAACATACGCAATTCTATATGACACAGGAACAGGCGGTTATTTCATCCGCAAGATTTCAAACGACGGACTTGGTGCTGAAACGATCACAGACCTTGCTTTGGATTTTGTAACCCCATACACAGCGACCGGAAGCATCGAAGTTCCTACAGACAAGTACGATCTTGTCTCAAAAACTTTTTACGATGATGACACACAAAACTCAAACGGCATCACTCCTTTCATTCGACTCTATGTAGTTCGTAATGAATTTGGCTCTGCGCCGATCGCATCACAAACGGATGTCGAACTCAACGGAACTCCTTACAATGTTGTAGGAACAGTTCGCGAAAAGATCGACGTGAAGTTTGTTGTGATGAATGACCAATCAAGTGATTTCATACGAAAATATTACACAGACCAAGCCACAGGCGAGACTTTCTTTTTTGAGGATGTTTCTATTTCTGACGGACAGAGCGGATACTCTACTGTAGGTGCTGAGTCTATCAATCACGATTGGGAGGTTGTAAAATTAAAACAACACGACAACCAAGGTGCTGGCGTGTTCGTTCCTTTTTACAACATTCTTTTGTTCCGACAAGGACAGCAAACAGGAAACTTATCAGTTAGCGAGTCTGGTTCTGCATACACTCCAACAGGAACTCTTGCCCCAGGAGAATTGAAAAAATGGAGCGAGTTTGTTTATCTTGATGACGTTGCCGCAACGACAGGTGTTCGCACACCTTTCATGCGACAAATCGAATTTATCGAAGGTGTTCAAGTCGCATCTCAGGACCTTACTCTTTCTGGAACTCCGTACACACCCACAGGGGCGATCCAACCGCGTGTTCAAGACGTTGAGTTTAAAGAGTTGAAAATTGTTGCAAAGCAAATTGTAAATTTCACAGATGCAGCGGCAGTCGCTTTGACCCCTCCTGCAAACTTCTGCGGAGCACAGCTTGAAGTGCAAATTGACCAAGGAGAAGGGTTTTACGCTCGATACGAAACTTTTGACAGCATTGCAAACCCTCCTACACAAACCCAAGGTTTCAGTATCGGACACCGACAAACATTGGTCATGGGTCACACCCCTGCGGTTCGACAAGACGACAAACTTGAAGTTTCTCGATTTAGAGTTCGCGGCGAGCTTGGGGTAACAGGAAAGTGCCACGTCTACTACTACAACTTGGTGTAGTAGATGAGTACACTTACTTCGGCTCCCGCGAGGAGGAAAATTTCATTCGTCGAGAAAGTCCCAGTCGCAGTCGCGATTGGGGACATCGGCGCATGGGTTTCTGTACCCCTTGCTAAGATCGTTGAGGTTCTTGATGTAACAGTCTTGGACCAAAGCGCACAAAGCCCTGTAGGTATCGAGTGGAGATTGACAAATTCGGGGCAGACAGTAGAGTTGAGATCAAACATTGTAGCAACGTACACGGTACACGTGGAAGGCTACTAAACCATTTTATAAAGGAGTAAAAAATGGCAGCATTTCCCTTTCACGTTGACATAAACCTCAACGGAAACCAAATCAAAAATTTCGTGATCGACCGTCTTGCCGCTGACCCAGGCTCGCCCGCCGAAGGTCAAGCATGGTACAACGACACGACAAACAAAATTAAGTACCAAGACGACGCAGGTGTCGAAACAGTAGCGACAGAAGCATTTGTTGAAGCTGCGGTACAACAGATTGGACAAAGTCAAGGCGCGTTTGACGCAAGCCCAGGCTCTTTGCCAACTGTTGCAAATCTCATTGATGGTGACACAGCGATTCGCCGTGGCGACTACTGGGACATCAGTGTTGCAGGAACAATCGCAGGTATCGGCGGTGCTGACGAACTTTCTGTTGGAGACGTGTTGAAGTTTGTTGGTACAAACCCAGCGACCCCTGCACAATGGATTGGTATTCAAAGAAATTTGAATGATACATTACTCGGAAACGTGAAATCTGAGCGTCAGACTGTAAACCTCGTTGCGAACACAGGCCTTACGGTTTCTGCGGCAACAATCGCAGACGTATTCAGCGTTCAGGTTTACAACACCGCAGGGCAAATGATCGGCGTTCAAATTGATAAAACCGGAAGCCCTAACCAACGTGTTATCACTTCCAATCAATCATTGAGCGGCGTTGTTGTTGAGTTCTTAGGAGCTACAGCTTAATGGCACAAACAAGGCAGACGGTTGATCTCAGTTTTGAAAACGCGGCGAGGGCGAGAGCACTTCTCGACCCTTTGCTCGACCAAGACGCGGCTACAAAAAAGTATGTCGATGATCGCCATTTGCCTTTTCGTGTTACGACAGCGGCTTCAAGTACGTCCACAACATATGCAAGCGTAGCCGAGTTGACGACAGGTGTTTTACCTGTCGGTCACTACATCTTTCGAGTGTATGGACTTCATCAATCGACAGCGGGGGCGACAGGTATCGGGGTTCGCGTAGGCGCGGGCACTGCAACGCTTGGGGTAACTCACGCAAAGTGGTTCTTCGATCAAGGCATTGACGGAACTGGAAAAAACTTTCAGTACGGACAAACGACACCGACAACAAATACAACTTCGGCATCTGTGCAAACTGCAAATACAGATTTTACTTTCACAGGCCAAGGGTATTTCAACGTGACAGCACAAGGCACTGTTGCTATTCAACTCCGAACAGAAACCGCAGGAACCGCAGTGAGCTTACGCCCTGGGACTGTATTCTTAGTGGAGAAAATAGCATGATCTATCTAAATGGAAGTAAAATTGAAAGCTCTGAAATTCTTGAGACATATATGTCGGAGCAAGGGCTTTCAGAACAAACAAAAACATTTTTGAGAAACGAATTTAATGGCACACCAAATGAGCCAATAATTCTTTCAAAACCAAGAATTTTAAAATATGCCTTGGTCTACAACAAACATTTCCACGCGATCAATCACAATACAGAACTCTCGATCACAACAAAGATCAAAGAGATTTTTGGAACTACGGTTTCAAATAAGGGTCTTTTAATTAAAAAAGAATACTACGCGGACGACGCTCTCACTGAGCTTCTTTTTACAATCGACTACGAATATCAAAAAAATATATTAGGACACCTCACGCACCAAAGAGTTCTCATCACTTGGATCAATGACGACGGAAACCCAAACCTTGACGTAAAAGACAAGGGGTTTGCTGCGTACTCACCTGCGGAAAGCCGAGACGCTACCCGCAAGAGACGTGAAGCTGTGATCTATCTCCTTGAAAACTCGCTCATCGAGCTACTTTCTCAAGCCCCTGGGGGTATGGAGAACATAGCTATTGGAGCACAGTTCATGGAGGCCGCAGCACCTTCGATCAATAAATTCTACAACTCAGGGCTTGTGACTTCGATCCAAGACTTCGTACATTCATCATCAACACAGATAAATTTTCCGTTCTTAGGAATGGAGATCGCACCTGGGGTAACTGTTGCCGACTACATCGTCGCAGGGGTGACGTATGATTAGAAAATTTTCTATTTGGATCATGTTGTTTTCTATCGCGGCACTTGTGGCTTGGGACATCTTTGCTTTCAACGCAGAAGAAAACTCGACTTTTAGTGTTATCATCACGGATTTATACTATAATAACCCCATCTATTCGATCGTAATTTGCGTTCTTGTGGGCGCACTTCTCGGTCACTGGTTCGCACCTGCGAAGGGGTCAAAAGACTAGGGGGACACGTGTCTGGACAATTCGGAAATAATTTTGGTGGAAGTTTTTCCTCATCTGGTTTTGGAAACTCAAAAGCACTTATCGACCAAGTTCTCACTGCCGTCAGCAAAGGTACGACACACGCACCTTCTCGTCTTTTAGTTCTTGAGATGATGAACAACAGATATATGCAGCTTATCAAGGCTCGCCAATGGCGTTTCTTGCGCAAAGAGTCTGTGATTGATTTTCAAAAACCCTACAACCTTGGAACGCTCACGATCAACGAAGGTCAGATCGTAGCCGAAGAACTTATCGACGGCCCGAACATCGCCGCAGGACTATTGCCGAATGCGAATTTCAGCGCAGTCATGGAAGGTCAGCGAATTAAATTTGGAACAAACACAACAACTTTGAACCAATCTGACTATCGCATCAATAGAGTTCTACACCCTAAAAAGATCGAATTAAATTCAAAATTTTCAGGCCCAGACCTTGTAGATGGGTCTTTTACTGTGCTTTTTGATCGTTATTCGCTTGATGAAAAGATAGCAGAAATTCACTCGATCATCCTTCAATCACACGGAGAAATGATCGCGCTTCGCAGACAAGAGTTCAATGAGAAGCGGGACTCAAACCCTTCTCTCACAGGTATTCCTAAATATTTCACACTTCTCGAGCAAGAGACGGACACTGGGCAATTTGAAATTGAAGTGTGGCCGAGTCCCGACAAGCGATACTCGGCAACGATCGACTACACGCTTCGCCCTGTTAGACTTGAGGACAGCGAGGAGTCTGCACCTTTGATCCCAAATTATCACTTGGATGTTCTGTATTACGGAACTCTTTGCGATATGTACAGAAACCTAAACGACCCATCAAACAGAGATGACGCTCGTCGCGACTACGACCGCAGTTGGCAAGTCATGGCAAGCGATCGCCAGATGGTTGACGATCACCCGCGAGTGATAAACAACAACCGATATTACTCTCGTCGTGGGCGAAGAACTTCGCGGGGGTTTTTAGGTCTTGACCTTTTTAGGAAGTACGACCGATGAACACAAGAACTACTCAACGCCAAAAATTTTGGGGTAAGGAATTTCTACAGTCGGGGTTAAACGTCGCAGACAACCCGATCATGGTTCCTTTTAACCAAATGACTTTGGCAGAAAACATCCTTGTCGGAAATACTTTCGCTCGTCGTAAACGCGGCGGGCAAGCGTATTTCAATTTAAACGGCGAGGACGCGACAGCAAACTATCCTTTGAACCCAAAAAACTCTTTGACTGCACCTCCCCCAATTTTAGGGGGCACACAATTTTTTTACTACGACATCAACGGATCGTCGCAGTCGATAATTGCAATCAGACAAGACGAAAATTTGTGGGCAATCGGAAACAGACTCACAGCGGGTACTCTTGTAGGAAATGGACTCCCAACTACAGGAAAAATTTGCTTCCAACCTTTTGAGAACAAACTCTATTGGTGCAGTTCAAACACAAACGAAGGCTACAACAAATACGACCCGATCGCGAACACTCTCACACCCGCAACACCCCCTCCTGACGGAATACCGAAAAGATTGAGTGTGCATCGCGGGCGTATGTGGTGCTCAGGCGTTGAGGGCTTTCCGTATCGACTTTATTATTCGGAACCTTTTAATGGCGACAACTGGGCGACAACTCCTTTTGGTTCTTCGGGCGGCCCCGCAGACCCAGGATCACTTGATCTCGACTCTTTTGGCGACCCCGAAGGCATCACAGGTCACGTTTCGTTCCAAGGAAATCTTTATGTTTTTATGCGCCGAGCGGTGTATGAAATTTCGGGAAGCACGATCAATGATTTCGTTGTGCGTCCGATCTCTCGTGAGGTTGGTTGTATCAATCATCACACGATCGTACCTGTACAAAACGACGTGATCTACGCATCAGAACGTGGGGTTTTGACACTAAATTCGACCGATAAAGTGATGGGTTCGCAATACGCTTACCTTTCACGCGACATCGCGCCGATCTGGAACGAACTTGTCGATCGAAATTTGAATGACCAATATCACGCAATCTTTGACGAGATCGACAACCTGTATATGTTGTCAGTACCCTCGTTGGGGTCGCAGACAAACGATCAAGTCTTGGTCTACAACCTTCAATCTGGGGCGGGCGGCACCGCTGCCGAAATCCCAGGTATGTGGTTCACATGGAAAGGCATCAATGCTCGGTGCTTATTTAAAGTGCTCGTGAACAACATACCTCGCGTTGTAGCAGGGCGCGAGGACGGTATTCTCTCTCTGACAGGCGAGGCCGAAAGGTCCGACTTTGGTTCGGCGTTTAACTCCAAGTTTAAAACCGGAGTGCTCTACCCAAGCGGTATGGCCGATCAGCAACATATTTGGAAGTCGTTCACGATCCTACAGAGCACCGACAGTCCTGCGAACATCATTGCCAATTATATTATTGACTCAACAAATAGCGGCACGAGAAACTACTTCCTTGATAACTTAGGGGACAAACTCACTGTAGATTTCATCCTTGGACAATCTGCACTTTCAAGTGGTATCTACAGACCAAGAACTTTCGCTTTGGATGGCGAGGGTTATGGGCTTCAACTCGAGATCAACATGAACGACATTGCCGATGTCGAAATCTATGGGTTCTTGGTTGAAAGTATGCCGACAAAAATGACTTACGAGTAGGGAGGCTTATGCGTAAATTAGGTTTTTTCTTTTTAGGATTTTCAACTTTCCTATTGATGGGTGCCGTCGTTACTCGCGTCACCAATTTCACAGATGGTCAAGTGCTTACGGCGGGTCAATTAAACGCAGAGTTTAACAACCTCGTTTCAAACATCAACAGTCTCAACGAAGTGAACTTCGCGACGACAACTCAACTCCCCCCGAAATATATATCTCCGATCGTTGCGGGCGATGGTATCGAGAGAAACATCATCAACGGTGCTTTGGGTGTAAAGGTTGACGGAGTGACCACGGATTTCAATTTGGCAGGTGAGCTTGTCGCGATAAGCGCGGCACCTCCTGTGAACTCGGTGACTTCCGCACAGATCGTGGACGGAACAATTCAAGGTATCGACATCGCTGATGGTGCGATCCCCGCTTCAAAACTCCAAGGCGGCGGCGGTCTTTCGATCCCGACTCAAGTGACTACATTTTCCGTTTCAAACTCTGGGGCCGAGGCTTTAAATCTTGGAACTTGTCCGACTGGAAATCTTTGCGTATTAAACGGATCGGGAAGTATTCATCAAGGTGTGCCGTTAAACGTATCGGGTAGTTCCGGTTCGATCAACAAAGCGTACACAATAAACTACACACCAAGTCGATACCCTTTCAAACTTGCGGTCGAGTGTCTTTCAAGTATTCGCTGCGGATCAAACGGTTGTCGCCTCGGTGTCATCACAAGCGGTGTGTTGCTTGACCCACAAATTTCTATGAACTTGTGGTATCCACCAAACTACCCTGCGGGGACGACGATCACAACGACAGCGACGATGCCGTATGCGATGCACCTCTACAAACTTGAGAACATCTATACGTCTGGGTTTAACTCTGTGACTTTTCGATTTGATATTCCTTTCATCTTAAGCGCATCCACCGCAAACGGTGAGTACCGCTGTAGGTTCTGGGAGGAGTAATTGAAGGCAAGAGATATTAAGATCAGAGAATTGGTGGAGTCCGACATCTCGACAGTGAGCGAGTGGTTCGTTCGTCACAAATGGCCGATCGCACCGAGCAAGAGCTTACTTCCCGACTTGGCGTACATTGCCGAAGCGGACGACACGCCGCTTGCGGTTGTGTGGGTTTACCTCACAAACTCTGCAATTTTTTGGTTTGAATGGGTCGCTACAAACCCAGACTTCCAAGTGAAGGGGCTTATCTCTTTGAAAAAGTTGAGCACAGCACTTTTAAAAGTTGTGCCGCAGACTCAAAGAATTGAATGGTATGGGGTCAAAGGTCTAGTTGAACACGCTCTCGATGAGCTTGAAGAAAATAAGATCACTCCACAAATGTACGAAGAACTTTTATTATTATCGAAACGCTACGTTGAGAGTTTTAAGGATAAGGAACCTCAATACAGCGTGGGGCATCTTGCGACCCCCAATGCGAAACTCGCAAGACAGTTTGAAAAGATCGGCTTCAAAAATACAGAAGTCGCCCATCTTTTATGGCATAATTTATCTAAGGGCAAGGAGGCATAAATGGGTGTCGCTACAGCAATCACAGCGGGTGCAGCTATCGTAGGCGCGGGTGTCGCGATCAAAGGTCAGCGAGACGCTAAAAAACAAGCGAAAGAAGCTAACGCCACATCTCGAGCTATCGCTGCCGAAAACGTACAAATGCAGCGTGAACAAAATGAGTTTTTGAAGAACGCAGAACAAAAGCGCATCCTTGCACCCAAAGAGCAAAGACAGATGCAGCTTGAGGATCAGTCTTTACAGAACTATCAACAACAAAACTCGATCGCTCAACAACAACAGATTGATGCAATGGAAGCTCGCGGGTATTCGGATATGTCCCGAAACACGCTTGAGGGCATCCAAAGCGGTGAGGCTTTCGCTTTGACACCCGAAGAACAAATGCGCATCAATCAACAAAGAGATGCCGCAGTAGCTTACGGATCAAACGAGATCGGAAATTTTTTAAATGACCGATTGAACGCTCTTCAATCCGACGCTGCAAATCGCGGACTTCGCGGACAAGCCTACACACAACTTCAATCAGGTGCCGTGAACAACGCAGCGAATATGCTCCAACAAAGAATTTTAGCTGCTAACCAAAATGCGGCGCAGACTGCGCTTCAAATGCCTGGGCAGCGTGTGGCAACACAAGGGCAAGTCGCTGGCGCAGGTCTGGACTACGCAAATATTTTACAACAACGCGCTTTTGAAAACAGAAACGTGTTACAGAACCCGATCTTGTTGCAACAACTTCAAAACGAACGACTCAACACTGCAACAACAAAAGGCTTTCCACAGGCTACGAGTGCGCCAGTTAATAACTACACTCCGATCGTTTCTCAAGGACCTAGTGCTGCGCAAGCAGGGTTGACAGGTGCTTTAGGTGCGGCGACAAGTGCAGTTCAATTAGGTAACGCTTTCAACCAGTGGAACTCACCAACCCCAAAGTAGGGGCCTCTAATGTGAGCGGCGGCTCAGTTGGAGGATATACATACGCAGCACCGCCAGGGACCGCGAGAACTGATATTATTGGACGAATAAGTTAAAGGAGAAAAAATGCCAGGTGTACAAATTATTCAAGACAACTCTCTCGATAATACAATGGATATTTTTCGAGCCGCTGGCGGTCTTGCAAACGCCGTCACCGACGCTCGCCAACAACAGATGATGCAAGAGATGAAGCAACGCGAGCTTCAAGCTAAAAAAGAAAGAGACGAAGCTCGAAAAGTTTTCGCACAACGCATGGAACAGTCGAGCAAAGTTTTTTCAAATCCAAATGCGACTCTTGAAGAAAGAATGGCCGCATACCAACCTGTAGTTGACTACCAAACAAAGACAGGCGAGGACGTGTCCAAACAATACGGCATCTACGCAGACGACCTTAAGGCCCGAATGGAGGGTCGAGAGAAAAGAAGTTTTGAGGACTACAAACTTCAAGGCGACATATACCAACAGGACCGAAAATTCGCACAAGAACAATCCGCTGCGAGAGAAGAACGCTCATTCAAGCGCGGACTCGCAGTCGAGGAGGCTAACCTCAAGCGCGAACTTGCGAAAATGGAGCGCGAAGATAAAAAAGGTACTGCCGTCGCAAAGACAACTGACGATCTTAGAAAAGAATTTACAAACCTCGACGTGTACAAAAACACAGAAAAAATCAATGGGTCTTATCGAAACATCATCACGTCTCTTGCGAAAGAAACTGGACCTGGCGATATGTCGAGCATCTTTGCGTTCTTCAAAACGATCGACCCAAGCTCCACAGTTCGTGAGGGCGAATACAAGTCGGCGATGGTAGCTCGCGGCGTACAGGAACGCATCACAGGATACTTGCAGAAACTTAAAAACGGTGAGTTTTTAACTCCGCAGGATCGTGAAAATTTCGCACAGATCGCAACAGATATGTACAAAGAGCAACACAACCTCTACGAAAAAGCTAAAGCTGGGTACTCAAAGATCGCCGAAAAACGCGGTGTCGATACCGCAGACATTTTTCCGTCAGACTTTGCACCCCCAAAGAGTGCTCGTGAGGCATTGAGCGCGGCTCGCGGAGAGCAACAAAAAAATCAACCGCTCAAGTACATCTCTCCTGCGGATCAGAAAGAACTACAAGCTCGTCCAGAAGTACAAGAGCGAATTAAGAAATTTGCGATCGCAAACGCTGACAAGCTCAACAGCATGGACGAAAATCAACGCGCAGAAGTAATGAGAAACTTGTTTGAGAAAATTGTTCGCACACAAGGTTTCACAATTAAAACTGAAAACGTGGCAGGTAACTAATGCCGAAAAGCGAATTGGACGGATTTGACACCTCAATGTTCGACGATTTCAACGCCAAACAGGTGCTTGAGGGCGTCGGCTCTACTCTCGATACAACAGGGATGAGTCCGCATCGGAAACAACCGCTTTCCGATATGCAGCGATTTATTGTGAAAAACATTTTCGACACACAACCTGAGCGTCGTCGTCAGTACATGAAAGAACTCGGATTTGAACTCGACAAAGAAGGCGAAGGGTATCGAATGCTTGGCGACAAGCAATCACAATTTATTCCTTTGGACCCAGGAATTTCTGCATACTTCGGTAAAGGCGGTTTTTCTGAATTGCGAAAAGACGTGACTGACCTTTCTTGGGATTTAGGTGTTGCGGGTCCGCTCGAAGCTGCGGGTGCTGTGAAACTCGGAACGGCAGGTGCCGCTGCGGGTACTGCGGTAGCTCCAGGGGCGGGGACTGTTATCGGTGGAGTTGGCGGTGCTTTCACAGGCGCAGCGGGAGGTGCATACATTTCCGAAGCTGCGAAAGCAATCGTCGGTGACATTATTCTCGACGAGGATATTCCACTCGACAACCGAGAACTTTTCATCAACACGATGATGTCAGGAGGCTTTGCGGGCTTTGGAAAATTTGTAAAGTACGCAGGTTCATTTTTAAATAAAAAGAACCGAAAAGCTGTACAAGAGGCGTTTTCCGAAGCTGTGAAAAACTCATCCACAGGAGAAATTTCTGAGGAGATGATGTCACAGATATTTGCAAACCCCGAAAAATTCACAAAAGAGGCCGCCGAGAAAGGTACTAAAAACCTTTTAAATCTTGCAGATGAGTTGTTCGGTACTGGCCCTGATGTTGCCAGAAGTACAAATCAAATCAAGGGCGGTATTGCAAAGAAACGGCTTGAAGAATTAAACGGTGTTGAGGACGAAGTTTACAAAAGACTTAAAGATGACCCAGCGGCACGTTTCGATTTGGATGAGATCGACAAAATCGAGTCCGATATAATAAAGCATTGGATGAGCAACACGAGTAGCCTTGGCAACATGAATTACGATGCGGCAAGAAATCTCTTAAAGAGAGAGAAAGAGAGACTTATAAAAGCTGCAAAGTATGAGAAACCAGAGCCTACTAAAATTCAAATGACTGACGACCCTTTTGAAAACTTCAAACGAGGGGTCGAGTCTATCCCAAAAGAAAAAGTAGACCCGAAGGGGTATGTTTCTTTTGAACAAATGGAAAAATTCAAAAGAAATTTGCAAGACCTTGGTTACGACGCTGCGGGAAATGATTTGATGGTGAGGGGTGCGGCAGAGATACGGTCGGGTGCTCACATTTTTAGAGACGCTATTCGTAAAAAAGCCGAAGTCATTGGTGCTCAAGACTACCTCGATGTAAAAGATGCTCAAGCTAGTGTTTTGAACGCCTACAACAACTTAAGAAAAGTAGCGAACGAAAAAACAATCCACAAGGCGTACCTCGGAAACGACGACGTTTCAAAACAGATCGTACAACGACAGGTCGAAGAACTCGACTCCGTTCTTGGTACAAATTTAAAACAAGAGCTTGAGACCGGAAGGCTTCAACAGCTTGTCACGCAAGCCTACAGAAAAGACGAGACCCTCAAACGAGGAGTTCTTCAAACCGTCAAGAACGTCGGAAATGCGGTGGTCAAAGGGTCTGTTGTCGGAACGACATACGGATACGCAACAGGCACTTCTCCAAAGATCGCGGGAGCCATCGGTGGAACCATCGGTGCAGTCAAAGAAGGAACTGCGGCAATTAGGAAAACGAGCCTCGAGGACAAACTGAAAGCTGCAACGTCTCTCGGCGACGACGCCGCACAAAAGGCGTTGGACTCTGCCGACACGCTTGGTGGAACATACCGAAACCTTGCGCCACGAACCGCAGGTGCTCGATCCACGTATCAAGAGATGTCCGATATGCCGCCAGAACAAGATGACCTTAGTCAATTTGATACTAGCGCATTCGACGATCTTGATATAAATTCTCTGATGAATGGAAACGAAGAACAACAAGGTCTATAAACTCGACAGTCGGTTTATTCCAATGGAAAAAGCCGACATCTCGAAGCTCCAAGCTCTCGACGAGGATATGCTTTTTATTTTTAACACGTTCTGCAAGCTCGTAAATTTGCGAGGTTGGACTTTTTATTATCTCGACGTACACAATGGAGAGATACGTGGATACCTTCGCGAAGTGATCCACACTCGACTTTTAAAAAT